GACGCTCTATTGGGCATTGGTATGACAGGTATAGGTTCAGGAGAAATCCTTAAATACAACCTAGAAATAGCAGCCAATACAGCTAAGGTGGTTAACAGTATGATCTCAGAGAAGATTGGTACTAATGAAGCAGCTCGTATTACATGTATTAAACCAAGTGGTACAACTAGCCTTGTATTAGGAACAGCATCTGGTATCCATGCATGGCATGCGCCACACTACTTAAGAACCATGCGCTTTAACAAGAGTGAAGACATTGCAATGTACTTAGAGATTAACCATCCTGAACTATGTGAAGATGATGTGTTACGTCCTAAGGATACAGTTTGTGTACGCATTCCTGTTCAAGCTCCAGAAGGATCTATCTTCCGTACAGAAACAGCAATTGATACATTAGAGCGTGTTAAGAAGTTCTCACAAGAATGGATCTTATCAGGCCATATCAATGGTGCCAACACACATAATGTAAGTGCTACAATTTCTATTGATAATAATAGAAATTATATATCAGTTGACATGTCTGATGGTAAAGGTAGTAGATATACACAAACTGATGATGGTTTCTTGAATGAGTGGCAAGCTGTAGGACAATGGATGTGGGACAATAGAGAAGTTTATAATGGCCTATCTGTACTACCATACTTTGGTGGTACGTATAAGCAAGCTCCTTTTGAAGATATCACAGAAGAGGATTACAACAGTCGTATTAATTCATTGAAAGCCATTGACTTAACAAAGGTGATGGAACTAGATGATACAGTAGACTTTGGTGCTATCCAAGCCTGTGGGGGAGGAGCATGTGAAATCAATGTATAATGGAAAAGAAAGAATTCATAAAAGACGTACATTATTATCTAGAGGAGGGCAGAGTAGTATTCACTGCCCTTCAACATTTAGAGCGTGGCTATTGCTGTGGTAACAATTGTAGACATTGTCCATATGAGCCAAAAGCAATGAAAGGCAATAAAAAGTTAGCAGATGATAAAAAAAGATAAAATAATTTGCTTGTGTATGCATAATTATACATAAGTTTGCATCTCTGTTTTTCGTTAATTGTGTCCAGCCCTGGAAGTTTCTACTTCTGGGGCTTTATTTTTTAGCGAAAAAGTATGGAAATATCAGAGAAAAAGATTAATTTTGTATACTAAATTAACAATTATGGCGAAAGCAGTAAAAACAGCAGACAGTGGTGTCTCTAAATACCAAGAAGCTTTAGAAAAGCTTAATAAACAATATGGTGCAGGCACAGTCTTAGCACTAGATTCTAAATCAGATGGTCAGTATGATGTAATTAGTACAGGAAGTATTGGCTTTGACTACATCACATTAGGTGTGGGTGGTTTTGTAAAGGGTAAACTCTACGAACTTATGGGATGGGAAGGCTCAGGTAAGTCTACAATCTGTGGACACGCTGTAGCTGAATGCCAGAAGAAAGGTGGCAAGGTTGTTTATATTGATGGCGAGCATGCTGTTGATAAGAAATACTTTGAAGCTATTGGTGTTGATACTAGTGAGATGTTAATTGCTCAGCCATCATGTGGTGAAGAGGGCTTTAACATTGCTATGGAAATGATTAACACTGGAGAGGTGGACCTAGTGATTATAGATTCAGATTCATCATTGATTCCTAAGAAGGTAATTGATGGTGAAGTTGGTGATAGCTCAATTGGTAAGAAAGCATTATTGAACAGTAATGCCTATCCTAAATTGAAATCAGCTCTATCACAACATAATGTATGTGTTATTGTTATCAGCCAATACAGAGAAAAGATTGGCATGATGTTTGGTAATCCTACCACCACACAGGGTGGACATGCGCTGAAGTTTTACAGTGATGTAAGAATTGAAGTCAGTAAGACAGCTGTGAAAGATGGTGATGTACAATATGGTAACCTCACTAAGGTGAAGGCTATCAAGAACAAAACAAATCCTCCTTATAGACTATCTACATTTGAGATTGTGTATGGTGTTGGTATTGATAAGATTAAGGAAGTGATGGACCTTCTCAATGACTTTGAACTTGGAAGAAAGTATGGTAAGACATTTACATTCAAGGATATTAAGTATGACCTGGAAGAATTCAAGCAAATGATTGTAGATAATGAAGAGTTCCAAAAGGAAATCAAGGAGGCTATCATTAACAAAATTAACAATGTTGAACTACAAATTGAAGAACATGTTGAAGATTAAATTTCAAAAACTAACAGAAGATACTCGCATGCCCATTAAGGGCAGCGAGTCTGCTGGTGCATATGATGTATATGCTCACAGCATCACTAGTGAAAATGGTAAAGTGAAGGTGGGTCTTGGATTCAAGACTGAAATACCCAAAGGTTACAAAGGTATTATTGTACCACGTAGCAACCTCACTAAATATCATTGGGTCCTAAACAACTCCTTTGGTGTCATTGATGCTGATTATAGAGGAGAATGGATGGCTATATTTACAGCAATACCAGGGAAAGAATTTGCTGATGACTATCAAGACTTTCCATATGGTATAGGAGATAGAGTGGCACAAATCTATTTTGAAGAAGTCTTACCTATATCTTTTGAGATTGTTCCTAGCTTGGAAGAATCTGAAAGAGGTGAAGGGGGATTTGGATCAACTGGTGTCAAATGAAGACGCAGTGTAAGACATGTGGTAAGAATTGTGAAGGAGAGTATTGCTTCAGGCACAAACCTAGAAAACGAATTGCTGCACAAAGTTTGACAAAACCTGTTAAAAAAGAGAAGGTAATTCGAGATATATCAGAAATGCAACAGTTTTTCTTACAAATATGGAAGAAGAAGCTGCATTATTCAGAAGTGAGCATGGATTATCTAGGCAAGGAACCTTTGCATACATTCTTTCATCACATCTTACCAAAAGAAAAGTATCCTCAAGCTGCACTAGATGAAGAAAATATCATACTTTTGACACTAGATGAACACACTAACGTAGAGAGTGATATGTACAGATATGAGGAAGTAAATAAAAGACGTGAACTATTAAAAAAGAAATATGAAATCTAAACTCTTATTAACAATTATTGTAGGAGTGATGTTATATACATCATGTAGAATTCCTGATCATTTAACTACTAAATATGAAGTGGTTACACTTCCAGGAAGCATGTTTGATATTGATGTGAAAGTTTTGGTTACAGATGATACATCATTTGCTGTTAACTATGTAAGAGAAAATCTAGACTCTACAGTGACAGCTAAAGACTTTGATTCTAGAGCTACTACATTCCCTACACAGGATGGCAAACCTGTTATAATATGGATGCCATATAAAAGTCACATAGATGTAATCAATCACGAGCTATTCCATGCTGTGGTGAGTATAATGAAATGGGCAGGTGTTCCATTGAATGATTCTACAGAGGAAATTTATGCATACCAAATGCAATATTTATCAAACCAGTTAGATAACCAAATAAATATAAAACCATGAGTTTATTCTTTTACACAAGAAAGACAGAAGATGATAAAATCTTCACAGACAGTTTTAACCTAAACAAGGTGATTAGATCTGTACAAGTTGATGACAACAAAGTGTTAGTCTTATTAGATGATGTACATGATCGTTCAGAAGATGTTCCAGATGTTGATCCTAAAACAGGGAAACAAAAAGGAATTAAAAGACAACGTAATACATATTCAACAGAGATTAGTCTATTTGATGAAGATGTTACAAGATTTAACAATTTAAACAACTAATATGAAACTATTAGGCAATCGCATCTATTTAGAGATGCCAACGCAAAATGAAGATAGCAAACTGATTGTAGACGAGAACACTAAAGAAGCATTACAAAGAGAAATGCTTAAGAAGTTTTCTAAGTTAACAGTGCATACAGTGGGTGATACAGTGTCAACTATGAAAGCAGGAGATGTTGTATTAGTAGACCCAGGAGTGTTATCAAAAGCCCCATTAATTGATCTGTCAGAGAATGAGCAAGTGTTGTTAGTGTCTCCATTTGACGTTATAATGATTTGGTAGTGTGTTAAGTCAAGACTACATAATGCCCCTACTGGGAGGTAGGCTGGGCAACAACTTGTTTATGATAGCTCATGCTCTTGCAAAAGGGTTTGAATATAATAAGCAAGTTGTTGTTTACAGACCTCATGTAATTTATCATGGGAATGATTATTCACAGAACATATTTCGTGGTCTAGAGTTTATAGACTCTTACAAAGACAACAGAAACTATAATTTGAATGTTCCCTCAGATGATAAACCAACATACTATTTTGGTTATTACCAAAGTGAAAGTTGCTTTGAGAACTATAGTGAAGAGATCAAACGTTTGTTTGGTCCTCCAGAAGAGTTTGTAGAAAGGATTAATAATGAATTACCTTTTCTAAATGAAAAGATTGTTACATTGATTAATGTACGTAGAGGTGACTATCTACACTCTCCTAACTACCATCCTACAGTGACACCAGAATACATATACAAAGCTCTTGAGCAAATATCTAATACAGAAATGTTTTTAATAGCCAGTGATGATATTGAATGGTGTAAAGAAAACATACAGCTGCCTAACATGTTCTTCCTAGAAGGATATAAACCAGAGGAACAGCTTTGGATCTTGTCAATGTGTCAAAACTTTGTACTGTCTAATAGCTCATTCAGTTGGTGGGCTGCCTATCTCTGTAAAAATCCTGATAAGAAAGTTATAGCTCCTGAAACATGGTTTGGTCCTGAGTACCCTCATCAGTGGGATTCTATGTATTGCAAAGACTGGATTGTTTTACCAACCTATTTTAATAATGGACTAATACTACCTAAATGATAAGCGTACTAACAATAACATATAAAAGGCATCACCTGCTTGAAGAAGCTATGGAGTCTTTTATTAAACAAAACCCTATACCTGATGCTGAGATGGTAATTGTAAACGACAATCCTGAAGTGGATTATACGTACGATCATCCAAGTATACGTATATTTAATCTTAAGGAAAGGTTTCCTTCCATAGCAGCTAAACTTAAGTGGGGATACAAGCAGTGTAAGAATGATTACATCTATAGACTAGATGATGATGATCTATTAGCCCCTAATGCAATCAGTGATGCTACAATGGGAATAGTATTAAACAGTGGATATGAAATCTATAGAAGCAAAGACCATTATTTCTTTGTAGACAATAAGTTCCAGAAGATGAGTTCCAATATAAACAATGGAAACATCTATACTAAGAGTTACTTGGATAGAATCACATGGCCTGATAAATCAGGAGATGAAGATGCTGACATTACATTTGCACACCATGCTAAAATATATGAAGGCATACCTACAACAATGATATATAGATGGGGCATGGGTACATTGCACATCTCTGGCATGGGCATACAACCTAATGAAATAATATTAGCCCAAGCAGACAAAGTCTTAGATGATACAACAGGAACAATCCATCTTAACCCACATTTTAAAGAAGACTATTATGGACAGATTAACTGAGATAGCAAATAGAATAGGAACAGATAAAGGAACCATGGACTATGGTCATCATTACACTGTTCTATATCACGAACTGTTGGACAAGCTGTCTAAAAAACATGTAAAGATGTTAGAGATAGGTGTAGCAGATCCTAGGTTCCCTGGAGCATCTCTTAAGATGTGGAATGAATACTTTCCTGATATTGAACTTATAGGATATGATATTAATCCAGATGCAAAACAATTTGAAAAAGAAAATGTATCTGTATATATTGGAGATCAAAACAATCCTGCACATCTAGAGGAGTGTGTAAAAACTTATGGAGGAGATTTTGATATAATTGTAGACGATGGTTCTCACTATGGTGAACATATAGTTACAAGCTTCAAGACTTTATATCCATATCTAAAAGAAGGTGGGATATACATCATTGAAGATTTACATGCTGCACAGCTAGATGAAAATAAAATGATTGAAGAAATAAAAGCACTAAACTATGAGTCAAAAGAATTCTATCAAACACATCACAATAAACTTCTAATTATAGTTAAATAGAAAAAGCCTCCCTTAAAAAGGAGGCTTTCTTTTTTACTTATTGCTTTCTTCTAAGCACTTAGGACAACCTTCATTGCCCATAATTACTATTTCATGAATAGGGCAAATTACTTTGACAATCTCTTTTGTTTCAGGGGCCACATCTTACTTTTTAATCTAAGTTTTGTATCAGCTTCCTTCATATAATTACCATTAATTGGTTTAGGAGGAGCCACTTTAGGAGCAGGTCTTGGTTTACCAGAACCTTTAGCCTTACCTGATGTCATTGATTTAGCCATATTTATTAATTTTAGCAACCATATTTACATTTACCCATAGACTTACCATAATTAGCTTTTACTAAGCCTACAGCTTTTGTAGCTTTACCTTTAGTATTTTTACCAATTACACCTTTGTAAGAACCTAATTGTGAAGATACAGTGCCACCATTCTTCTTTTTAGAAACAGCTTTTTTATTTAACTTATCAAAAGAAGGTACTTTATCAAAACTTTTCTTGTCAAAGTTCATTCCCATTGGTCTTGATTTCTTAGTCGAATCACTAGGTGCAATGTAGTTCTTACCAAGAACAGAAGCTTTGTCTAAAGCTTTAGCCATCTTATCAGTATGATCACCAAACCCTTTAACTTTTTTACCAGCTTGTGCTTTCTTTGTTACACCGCCATTTTTTTGCGAGTACATGTTTAACTTTCTAGGAACACCTATACGTTTCTCAACAGCACCTTCAATAGAATCAGCTTTTGCTTTATTGGCTTTTCTTTCCTCTAAGAACTTGGTTAATCCTCCTTTTGGATCTACTTTAGGAAATGCTGAACGTAATGAATCTGCAGTTTTAAAAGAACTTTTAGTATAAGCTGCATCTGCTTTTGCATTAACAGCTGATTTTTTTGAAGCCTTCTTATACGAATCTAGTGCTGTACCAGCTTGTGCTTTTTTTATCTTTGCCATTTTATTTCTTTTTAATAGATTTTTTAATTTTTTTAATATTAATAGCTTTAGCAGCTTGTTTCTTAAGGGCAGCACCATTTTTGATAACACCACGTCCTTTAAGGATGTCAGCTTGTGTAATCTTACCATCTTTATTTAAATCAGGGAAAGAACCACCAGACTTGGCTTTTTTAGTTTTACCACCATTTTTATTCTTTCCATATCTTCTTTCAAAATCTTCTTTCTTCATGTAAGTGGTATCTTTACCATCAATTACAGCATATTTCTTAAGACCTTGACCTGGCTTAGGAGGCATAGATGGTGTGTCTACACGAGGTTTGATTTTACCTGCAGTGATGTCATTGATTGTTTGCATCATCTCACCTTTGTTGAACATTTTAGTACTGTCTAAAGCTTTTCTTTTCTTCAACAGTTCTGCAACTCTAGGATCCATTGTTGCACCACTTTGGGCTTTTTTCACCTTCTTACCATATTTAGCTTCAGGAGCATTCTTAGCAGCTCTCTTTTCAATTCTAGCTTCTTTGCGTTCAGCACGAGCAGCTTGTCTTGCTTCTTTGCGATACATACGATCAGAACTGCCTTCTCCAGCAGCTTGTTTGTACATCTTTATTCTTGTACCAGATCCAGTGGTAGAAAGACAACCACCCCTTTGGTATTTTTTAACCTTTGCCATTTTAATTATTTTAGTTTATGTTTAGCAATTCCATTTACGAAGCAATATAATTATTATATTCTTGAATGTCTGATTCTTCTTTGCTATTAGCTAGTAAATATATTCTAGCAAACTCTAAAAGATTAGGATCATCTCTAAAATGACCAAGACCTTTATTACAATGATTGCAAAGCATTCCTCTTATTGTGTTTGTTTTGTGACAGTGATCTACAACTAAGTCTTCTTCTGAACCACAAATTACACATTCTTTTACAGTTTCTATGATTTCTTTTAAGTCTTTGTCAGAAATCATTGATCTATATAGTCCTCTTCTTGTTTCGCTTCTATAAGAAGATCTACATTCTTTGCACCAACTATCAAAACCAGATTTAGTTTTATTATGTAAAGGAAAATACTCTTTAGTTAGAGGTTTTTCTATTTTACACTTAGTGCATTTTTTATTTAGCAGTTCCATTTTCTTAAAGCTAGTGCTTTTCTTGTAGGTTTACCATTAGGTTTTTTCATTGGTCCTTTTACACCTGACATACGAGCACAAAAGCTTTTTCTTCTTTTAGCAGGTTTACTATCAGGATCTAATTTAGAGGGTTTAGTTGTTACAGCTGTCTTAAGTTTGCTGCCTGGGTTAGCACGTCTATAACTTGCTACACCTTTAGCGTTAAGACCACCAGCTTCTGACTTACCTTCTTTGCGTTGCCATGCTGGTGTAGAACCACCATTTTTCAATGACGTACCATCTTTCTTTATAAGATGGCCATTTGGTACAGGTGTAATAGCACCTTTGATGGCTGGAAGTGTATCCCCATTTCTAAGAACACGTTTGCCAACATAAGCTTCTGCTTTCTGTGGATTGTATACTTTAGTCTTAGGAATTCTAGCCATGTTATTTACCTTTACGAGCTCTGCCCATTGCTTTGAATGTCTTAGCCAAAGCTTTGCGCTTAGGAGTGCATGTAGCTTTGGTCATTGGAGTACAGTATCCTTTATGAGCTGGGTTAACAGCTTTCTGAATCCATTTACCATCTTTAGCTTTAGCAGGAGATTTACTTATTTCACTAGCAGCTTGTTTTGCTGATGCTTTAGCTGCATTAGTTAATGCCTCTTTTTTATGAAGGTCATACTGTTTTGCAGCTTTAATTGCTTTCTTTACTGTTCCCATCTTACTTCTTTTTAGATTTCAACTTGGGAGCCATCTCACCACTGCGTTTTTCTATTAGTTCAGATTCACGCTTTAGAGCAGCTTTTCTGAAACTTCCAGGGTTGATTTCTTTATGTGCAGGTGTTTTCTTATCTAAGCCATAAGACTTTTCAGAACGTCCCATCTTACCACCATTTTTCATAGCAGTAGCACCAAGTTCTTTATCTTTCTTTAAAGATGGTGTCATTCTAGCACTAGCTAATGTGTTCTCTTGAACTTTAGTCCAAGCACCTAGTGGATCTACAGGACCTACACGCTTATCAGAAGCTTTCAATCCTGACATGCTACCCATAGCAGCTTTTTTAATCTTTGCCATTATTTTTTAGATTTTAATATGTTTCCAAGTTTTACCTCTATGAATATCTTTTATAGAGTGATAACTCAGTTCAAGTTTGTCTGCCACCTGTTTAGGAAGAAGACCGTTTGCTAGTTCTTTTTTAATATCAACTACTTGTTCCTCTGTAAGTTTAGCCATTTTATGAGAGGACCCAGTTTTCCAGTTCTTTGATAGGTTCTCTAGGTGTTTATTCCTATAAGCTTCATCTTTCCAGTTTTCCTTTTGAATAGCTGACTTCTTAAGCTTCACTTCTTCTGTTCTTTTTATTCCAAGATTGCTTCCAGCAACTTTAGCAACATTATAATGTGGCTTTAAGTTGTCTATATATTCCTGTTCAATTTTAAGAACTTCTTCTGTAAGACACTCACAAACAATTTCAAACTTAAAGTTGTCTTCTCCATGTTTATTAACTGCTCTGATTAGTTTTACACAACTATTCTTACCAGTTCTAATGTGATTTATATGAGTGTAATACCTTTTTATCAGGTTGTTTGTACTTCCTATATAAAACTTACCATCAACCTCATTAGTAATCTTGTAAATAACTCCTCCTTTTTGTTTCTCAGAGAAGTATTTCTGTTTACTTTCATTACTAATGGCTATTATCATTTTCCTTTAGCTTTGATCTTTTTCTCTTGAGATAACATGGCTTTACTAGGAGCCTTAGGCTTAGCACCAGTTGCTTTATTTTTAGCAGCTTTGCTCCTCAAGTTATCCCACAAACCACGTTGTGAAACAGAACCATCTGCACGCTTTATCATAGTCTTACCACCATTTTTTTGGTAACCTTGTTGTTTATCTATTATACCCTTTTTTGATTGCTTAGCACCTTTAGAAATTTGTGTTGACTTTGAGCCAGCTGTGTTATAAAAGGATTGTCTAGCATCTGAAAATCTTTCTGAGAAAGGTCTTTTCTCTCTAGGTTCTATAGGAAGTTCATTACGTTTTTCTGGTAATCCTGCAGCTTTACGTTGTGCATTTCTTTCTGCATAAATAGCATCTCTTTCTGCAGCAGGTGTTTTAGGGTATACTTTTTTTGAACCACTAACAATAGCTGCGTCTTGAGAAGCTCTTTTTGTACCTATGCTATGGAGTTTTTTTTGCAGAGTATTTTCTGCAGTAGCACCCATATACTTAGCTAATAAAGTGCTTTTTGCTGCTCCTTTAGCTGCAGTTTTAGCAGTAGATTTAGCAGCAGCTTTAGCTAGAAAACCAAACTGAGCTTTTTTGATTACCTTTTTCATTATAATGTACCTTTAGGAGATTCTTCAACTTCTTTAACAATGCCTGATTCTACACCTCTAGCTAGAACAGCTTCAACAGCACCTGCTGCTCTGTCTGCTAAGAAGATAGCGTGTGCTTCTGGGGTATTTGTAATAGCACGTAAAGCATTTAATATTACACCAAACTCTCCTCCAGAGATGGTAAAGTTATGTTCCATTGACCATGTATATTTCTTACTAGGGTCATAACTTGGGGCTTCATTAGCCACGTCTACTTGGTTGATTTCTTCTGACATAGTTGTAATTTTTTTTAAATACAAAGATATGTATTTATTATGAATTCTCCAAATTTATTTCAAACGTGATAGTAGCAGAGCTTTTGATGCTTTTGCTAAGATCTAGCTTAATGTGAAACATATTATGGAACTTTAGTAGTTCCTCAAGTAACATGTCATTATACTTGGGCACAGAGGCAGCCAATCTAAAATGATAGGAGTTAGGGTTTTTAGTTATCTCTAATATAGAGAGTTCATCCACTGAAGCAATAATTCCTTCGAGGTGAGCAAAATAAGCAAGTTCGTTATCTTGCATCACCTCAGGAAAGAATTTCTTGTTAATTTGCATTAAGACAAGGTTAATTTTTGTAAATTTCTTTGTTTCAACGTATTGCTAATCTTTAATTTTTGTTCACTACTCATTGGTGCTTTTTTTCTTCCTAACAGTGCATTACTTAATTTGATTCTTGTTTCTAATGAAGGAGATTCACAAGTTAAGCCTTTATTCCAGGGAATTCTTCCTGTTTTAGATTTAGACATCTTTTGTTTAGACTCTTCTCTGTGTTTGTATCCAAAATTGCTTCTAGCAGTAGGGCAACTGTTATATCCTTCCTTAAATGTATTCATTATATTTAACCAGTACTGCTCTATATCAGTAGTAATTGATGAGTCACAAGTTTGAATAATGTCAAACTCAAGTTTATCAACACCATGTTTATTTACTGCATTTTGTAACTTTAATGAATGGTGCTTACCATTAATTAATTTATGAATGTGAAGATAGAGTCTGTAATGAAATCCATTTCTTGACGTTTTACAATTTAATATTTTACAGCTTCCTATATAATGTTTATTGTTTACTGTCAAAATATATACTCCAGATGAAGAATTTAATTCGTCATACGTATACCTGTCTTTAATTAATTGATCTACTAAATCTTTAGTTTTCATGTTTAACTAAGTGTTAACAGATAACGCACTTTTGCAGCTTCTCCAGATAATGCATCTGCTAGATTTGCAATGTCGTGATAGCTGTTTGATTCAGCATAGCTTTTTAAAGAGGATGCAAAAGATAAAAGTTTTGACACACATTCATCCCCTGTACAATTTATAAGAGGTTCTATCTTGTATGGAGCAGGACGTTTACCTGTATATCCCATAAGCTTTTCAATTACACCATCTTTGAAATCCTGTACATAATCGTACAATGCTCCTAGAGCTTGATGCTCAGCATAACTCTTTGTCTGCCAATGAGTTAAGTGTAATTGCTCATGGAAATGTGTAAGCTTCCCAGCTATTGTTTCCAAGTTTAGTTCCCCTGATTTCATCATCTCATCTGGGAATAATGATTTTGCCATTCTATATTGATTTTTATTATGGGTTACAAGGTCCTACTAGTGTTATAGTAACGTCTCCAGTTGAACTTATGCTCTCAAAACAATAATTTTGATCAACAGGTCCTGTAAGAGTTACTGGTCCAAAAGGATTTCCAACACAATCAACACCACTAAGTGTTCCACTTCCACCATCAGGTACTACAACATTATATTCTAAGCATCCAGAAAGAACAGTAGTAGTTGTGGTAGTAGTAGGAGTAGCAGTGGTTGTAGTGGTGGTGGTAGGAACGTAATTACAACATTCACTAGCATCAATCTCCACCCAATTACCTACAGCAGGTTTGAATCTTTGTAAGATCAAACTACCACTAATCACTCTACCTGTACCATCATAGCGTACGTAAGCTTTTAATTTATTTTGATTTGCCATTTTTATTTATTTTTATTTATTATCCACAAGGTATACAGTCAACATTAGTAGATGTTATAGTACCAGTAGGTATTAATTGAACAACATTTCCAGTGCCAATATTAACATAAATACTTGAACCGTTTACTGGAACTCCATAAGTAGCCCAAGTTCCTACAGCTAATGTAAATGCACCACCTGTACAAGCTTCTTCTAAAACAAATGTTAGAGGTAGGCTATATGAACCTGCTCCGTTACAAGCTGCTTGAGAACCACCATCTGCATTATAATATAAACCAGGATATGCGGTTGTTGTAGTACTAGTTGTGCTACTAGTAGTAGTGGTGGTAGTGGTTGGATTACAACATTCGTAAGCTGGAATCTCTTTCCATTTACCCACTTTAGGCATTTTTCTTCTTAGAATTAGGCTGCTTGGAACGATTCTTCCAGTACCATCAAAGCGCACATACGCTTTGAGAGGGCGAGAGTTAATTGAGGCCATAATTAATAATTAATAATTTAAATTATATTTGTTTTTTATTTCTAATAGTTGTGTTACATAATAATGATTGGCATACTTCTTAGACTTCTCATCATTCAACACCACATCTAAATGTGTGTCTTGAAAAGGATCTTTACCAGCGTGGTAGGCTCCTTTGTAGAAGGCAGGATAACCCATATTGTGTTGTCCTGTAATACCTGCATTATGTAATATTGTTGTTCTTTCTAGCTTCTCAATAGGATCTGAAGACCAACAGAATTCCAATTCAGGAATGTTCTTTGTCTCTTGTCCTCTAAGCCAAACGTTCCATAGCACAGCCCACATATCTGCACACCAGCTTTGAAACCCTTTGTTCTCATCTTTGAAGAACTCTTTATTTATATTCTGTAAGTAGACACGAATCAGAACACAATCATTCATCACCTTCTTCCAGAAATCAGAATCTACATTCTTTAAGAAATATTGCGCTCCTCCTGAGTGTTCATTGTTAGCTTCAGCTATTTCTCTATTGATGCCTACTAAACTTGCAAGTTCAGCTAGAACATCTCTTGTCTTGTATTCCTCCAGCTTCTCTGGAAGCACATCTTTTATTTTACTATCAAAATATGAAGCGTTGATATAACTGTTTGTATCAGAGAGATAGTTTATATCATCATCTTTAAACTCATCAACGTTAAATTTATCTGTGAAGATTACGTCACAGTCACAGTAAAACACTGCTTTGGTGATCATATCAGGGTTGTCCTGAAAATATCTCATCAAGCAATATGGACGTAGAATAGGAATGTACACTCCTAAATATTGACTAACATCTCCTGTATCCTTGTAGAAAGCAAATTGTGCTTCTGGATACAGTTCCATTATCTTCTCCCACTTACCATTGTATTCTCTAAAACTAGGAGTGTACACTAAAACAATTGCTTTGTCTGAATGTCCAAGCTTTTTCAAGCTTTCCAACCATAGATGAACTTGCCACGTATAGTAGACGTCATCTGGCTGAGCACAGATAAATTTAAGATCCTTCATATGTAGTTTTTGTTGGTTTTTTCTTTATTACTTTTTAATTTCTACTAAACTAGCATCTAATGCTGCAATCTTTGCTACTAATTCTGCTGCTTTCTCTTCATCAGATTTAGCTGCCTCTGCTGCTTTCCTAGCTTCTTCTTTAGCTTGGACATCTACTAGATAAGCCTGTATTTTAGCTTCTCTAGCTTGTTGGATTTCTTGTTGTTTAGCTTCTAATTGAGCTTGTAATTCTTGTAAAGTTGCCATTTTTTTTTTGTTTTTTAAGTTTTAAAATTATTATTCTACATCATTAACTTCTGTGCCATTCCAAGCATCTAA